GAAGACCGGCGCACGCTGCGCGAGGCGGGCGACGAGGATGTGCAAAAAGAAGCCGTCATTTCCGTGGCCCCGGTGAAGCGCAAACCCAGGCCGCGCAGGGTTTCAACCAGCAGCTACCTAGGGCGCTGAGAGCAAGGCGAAAAAGTACCGCAGGCCAAAAACGTGGCGAGATTTCACACTTTGACATAAGCAATCAAAGGAGTGCAGATGCGCCCATGTTTCGTATTCAACTCGGCACCCGCTGAAAAGCCGGGCAGCCTGTCCATCATGGACGAAATTGGTTTCTGGGGCACCCAGGCCAAAGACTTTCAAGCCAGCTTGAGCGCCATCACCGCCAAAGAGATCGTGGTAGAGATCAACTCGCCCGGTGGTGATTACTTTGCCGGGCTGTCCATGTACAACATGCTGCGCAGTTCTGGAAAGACCGTGACCACCAAGGTCATGGGTGTGGCAGCCAGCGCGGCGACCGTGGTGTTTGCAGCCGGTGACGTGCGAGAAATGCCCAAGAACACCATGCTGATGGTGCACAACCCGGCCAACTACGGCGGCGGCACCGCAGAAGATCACCGCGAAATGGCAGATATTCTGGACAAGATCGCAGCAGGTGCGCGCACGGTGTACACCAGCAATTCCAAGCTGACCGACGACGAAGTGGCCGAGATGCTGTCCAAGGACACCTGGCTGACCGCCGACGAAGCTGTGGAGATGGGCCTGGCCACCGTGGTGACACCAGAAATCAAGGCCACCGCATCGTTCGACATGACGCGGGCTGACCTGCCCGAGAGCGTGCGCGCCATCTATGCGCAAGCACAGCAGGACGGCGAGCCGGAGCCTGAGGTCATCCCGGGCAGCCCTGTTGCCACCGCCATCCATGACCTGGCCATCAAGTCCAACCTCAAGGATTTTGCCGCCCACATGGCAATCACCTGCGACACGCTGGACATGGCGCAGACCCGCATCAAGACCGCCAGCGAGATTGTCGCGCTGTGCCAATACGCCAAAAAGCCCGAAGCCGCAGGCCCTGCCATCCGGGCCAACAAGACGCTGGCCGAGGTCCGAGCCGAGATTGTTGCAGCCTTTGCGGAGGAAGACGTACACACCAGCACCGTGAGAAAACTCGACCCCGCCACGATGCAGGCGACAACCAAGCCCAAGTCCACCGCCGCTATCTGGGCGTCTCACCAATCTCAATCGAAAAAGTAAAGGTACACCACCATGGCCATCCTCACCAGCGCCACCTACCGCCCCGCCGAGTTCGTTTTGTCGGAGGCATCCGGCCAGCGCAGCCGGGAAAACATTGTCGTCACGCAAACCGGCACCGCCCTGGCGTCGGGCACCGTGCTCACCATGAGCGGCGACACTGGGGCCGCCACCACGGCAGCCACCGCAGGCAACACCGGAAACCCCACGTTTGGCACCATCACCGTGGGCGCAGCGGCAATTCCTGGCGACTACAAGCTCACCTTCACCGCCGCCACCAAGTTCGATGTTGAAGACCCCAAGGGCGTCAAGATCGGCACCGGCACCACGGGAGCGGCTTTCAGCAAGGCGGGCATGGGCTTCACGCTGACCGCTGGCGGCACTGCTGCTGTGGCGGGGGATGAGTTCACCATCGCCGTGGCCGCAGGCAATGGCAAGTACATCCCCTACACAGCCAACGCCGCCGCAGGCCCTGCCGACGCGATTCTTTACAGCCCGCTGCCAGCCGCCACCGGCGATGCCAAGGCTGTCGGTTTCGTTCGTGACTGCGAAGTGATCCGCAGCACCCTGGTCGGGCTGGATGCCACGGCCACCGCCCAACTTGCCGACAAAGGCGTCATCGTGCGCGGCACGGTCTAAACCAGCAACCCAGACAACACGGAGCACATCACATGGCCACCTTTGACATTTTCAACAACGACGCCTTCAGCGTTTCCAGCCTGTCCGCCACCATCGTGGACATTCCCAAGGTGCAAACCCGCATCGGCGACACCGGCTTGTTCCAAGAGTACGGCATCCCCACCACCTCGATGATGATCGAGCGCGAAGGCTCCAGCCTCAAACTGGTGTCGGCTGCTGCACGCGGCAGCGTGGGTGAACCCGTCACCCTGGGCGGTCGTTCGCTGATCTCGGTGCAGGCTATCCATC